AGGTCAAAAGAATGGGCTATCAGGTGTATGCACGAAGCCTCGATGCACGAGGAAAATGCGTTTATTACGCTAACCTTCGCAGACGAACACCTGCCCAAATCTGGCTCAATCGACCCCAAAGACCTTCAGAATTTCTTCAGGCGGCAGCGTGAAAAGATATACCCTCGCAAAATCTCATATTTCGCTTGTGGCGAATATGGCGAGCAACTGGGTCGACCTCACTACCACGCGATTATCTTCGGACATGGGTTTCCTGACAAAGTACCTCTTGATCGGGCGCATACCGGCGAAAATACCCTCTATCAATCCGAATCCCTCGCGGAAACTTGGCCCTACGGCCTACACTCAATCGGCGACGTTACCCTGGAATCCGCAGGCTACGTGGCTCGATACTCACTTAAAAAAATCACAGGAGAACAATCAGAGGAACATTACCAGGGGCGCCGCCCCGAATTCCTACTATCGTCAAAAAAACCTGCTATCGGCAAACGATGGTTCGAAAAATATAAACAGGACTGTCTCAAGGGCTACCTCACCCTCAAAGGACAAAAACAACCGCTTCCCAAATACTACGAAAAACTCTGGGAACGCGAAAACGATGGCAAATATGATCTATACAAACAAAACCGCGCTCAAAATATTGACCCTGTCGACCCCGAAAACTGCGGGGATCGTCTGCGGGTCAAAGAGCAAATCAAAATCATTCGTACCAAAACACTAAAACGGAGTCTCAAATGACCTATGAAATTTATACAATCTTCGATTCGTGCGCTAAAAGCTACAATAACCCGTTCTATTTCCTCAACGATAATATCGCAACGAGAGCGGCAACTGATTTACTCAAAGACGAAAACGAAATCTCTCGACACCCTACCGACTTCGCCATGTTCAAAATCGGTCAATTCGACCCCCAGACGGGCGAAATCTTCATCTATGAGACCCGACAGTGTCTCATCAAATTCCACGAACTGGCGGCAACAATGCCGGCGAAAGCCGAACAAGATTCAATCAACGAAACCCCCATACTTAAGGAAGCCTAAAAATGTCTAGATCATCAATCCCCACCTGGCAAAGTGGAAAAACACAGCTCGGCGGTTCACCTAAAGCCGAAATTCCGCGGTCCTCATTCGACCGCTCATCGTCCTACAAGACAACGATGGAGGCGGGGCCCCTATACCCCTTCTTCGTTGATGAAGTCGTACCAGGGGATACCTACAATCTAAAAACTGCTGGCCTTTGCCGACTGGCAACCCCGATATTTCCGGTCATGGACAACATGTACCTGGAGACGTTCTACTTCTTCGTACCCACACGCCTTATCTGGGATAACTTCCAAAAAATGATGGGTCAACAGGAAAACCCGGGTGATACCACAGACTATCTAGCCCCGATCACTTCCGACCCCGAAGGCTTTACCGAGGGCTCTCTGGCTGACTACATGGGCGTCCCAACGAAAGTGAACGACCTCGCATGTGTCTCGCTACCTTTCAGAGCCTATAACCTGATCTGGAACGAATGGTTCCGAGATCAAAACCTACAAGATGCGGCCCCCGTCCCCAAAGATGACGGGCCAGACGAAGGACTCTGGCTATTCGGCCGCTTCCGTGGCAAGCGCCACGACTACTTTACCTCCGCGCTACCGTGGCCATTTAAAGGCCCAGCTGTAGCAATTCCGTCAGACGGTAATCTACCTGTAATCGGCATCGCCGCTTCAGGCTCAGCCTCTGGCGCCGGACTGGCTAACGTCAAGGAAACGGGACAGACCTCGCTGATCCCCTACGACAACCATATACCAGGCACTGCCGGTGTATTCTTTAAGACCGATCAGAGCGGAGCGGATGCCTATCCTATGGTTTATGCCAATATGGAAGATGGCAATGAATCAACCGTCAACCAGCTCCGCCAGGCATTCCAAATTCAACGGATGTACGAAAGGGACGCCCGAGGCGGAACCCGATATACAGAAATCATCCGTTCACACTTCGGAGTAACCTCACCCGATGCACGCTTACAACGCCCGGAGTACCTCGGCGGCGGTCACACCCCAATTAACATTAACCCTATCTACCAGACCGCCGAACTCGAGCAAACGAACCTCGGTCGGCTCGGTGGCGTGGGCGTTGCATCATTCTCAGGACACGGATTTGTCAAATCCTTCACAGAGCACGGCTATATCATCGGACTGGTCAATGTACGAGCTGATCTGTCCTATCAACAAGGCCTTAACCGGATGTGGAAACGACGGGACCGCCTTGATTACTATTGGCCTGCTCTATCTCACATCGGCGAACAAGCCGTACTCAACAACGAAATTTATGCCGACGGCACAGCCGCAGACGAAGATGTCTGGGGATACCAGGAGCGCTATGCGGAATTCCGCTACAAGCCCTCCATCGTCACCGGCCAAATGCGTTCTAACGCAGATACTCCCCTGGACGCGTGGCACTTGGCCCTTGATTTCGAAACCCGCCCCGTACTTAACGGAACCTTCATAGAAGATCGCCCCCCGCTTGATCGGGTGGTGGCAATCCCAGAGGAACCGAAATTTATCGGCGATTTCTATCACAAACTCACCTGCGCCCGACCCATGCCGCTTTATGGCGTGCCTGGTCAAATGGATCACTTCTAATGTCCGTATTAGGCGCAATCGCGGGAGCCGCTACCGGTGGAGCAATCGACTTCATCGGCGGCGAACGCGCAAATAAAGCGAATGCGAAACAGGCGGCCAAAAACCGCCAGTTTCAAGAACGTATGTCCTCAACAGCCCATCAGCGCGAGGTCGATGACCTCCGCGCAGCAGGGCTTAACCCCATCCTGTCCGCTACAGGCGGTCACGGTGCATCTACTCCAGCAGGCGCAACTGCAACAATGCAAAACTCTGCAAAAGGCGTAGGAGAATCAATCCGAGCCAGCTCAATCATGCGCGAACAAATCAAAAATGTCGCAGCTGATACCTCACTGAAAAAAATGCAAGAAAAACAAAGCAGAGAACTGGCATTGAACCTGATACAACAATCGCGCCTGGTCAGCGCCCAGACTTTGGGCGCACAAGCAACCGCCCGTTCAGCCCAAGCTAATGCTATACGGGATGAAATGGACACAAAGCTCTACCAGGACAACGAACTGGCAAGGGCCGTACAGATGTTCGGCCCTATAGTTGGCCCGGCAATGGTCGGATGGGATACCATGAAAAAAGGCGCCTCGCGCGCCGTAAACTGGGCAAAGGATGAATATCTGACAAACCCCCCAAAAATCCAAATTGGCCCAAAAGCCAGGAGTGAACAATGAGCATAACCACACCCACTAAATACCAGCGCCGCTCCCCTCACGCCTCCGGCGGAGAACCTATGACAGAACAATCGCATAAGGAAACCTGCGATATTCATACGATCATGCGCCGCTATGAAAAAACCGGCGTGATCGAACACGTCAACACCAGGGGCGCAGAATATGCAAATTACGTCGGCGCTCCCGACTTCAAACAGGCAATGGATTACATTGCCAACGCACACAGCCTCTTCGAGTCTGTCCCCAGCCACATCCGCGATCAGTTCGACAATGACGCCGGAAAGTACCTGGAGTTCATGACAGACGACAACAACATACAGGCTATTAAAGATCTCGGCTTGCCCGTGGATCACCTACAAGCCTCTACACAGCCCGCTGACGGCGAAGAGTGCCCACCTTGGGCGAAACCCCTCTTCGACGCTAAAAACGCACCAGCGGCCTCTGAGGAGCCCTCAGCGTGATTATTATCACGGAACACAAAAACTACCGCGCTTTGCACGGTGAAGCTTCGCTTCGCCTTGCACAGGGCGGAACAAAGGCATCCGAGGCCGAGAAACATGACTTCTCAAAGCGCCTCGATGCAATCCGGTGTCAGTTGACACCGGCCAAGGGACCATGATATCTACTTGATGTATATGGTCCCACTGGACGGTGAAACCGTCCAAACCGCTCAGGGAGGGATTGACTCCCCCTCCCTGGGCAACCTAAACTGAGTCGAAAATGGAGAAAATCGACATGAGACGAAAAAAAATTGGAAATAAAAAATCCAAGCGTATGTTCAGCAAAACAGCTT